AGACAAGAAAGAGATGCAGCAAGAATAGCACAACAAACTATTGGTGGAAGAATAATAGAAAGAGCAAGACAAGCATCAAGTACAGATGCAGACTGGTATGCCAATGAATTATATACAGAACTATCCGAAGTAGCAGAGACAAGATTCCCAGAGATAGGAGAGTTATGTTTCTTCTCATACTCTGCTGCATACCCAGAGAAGTATCCACATTATGATAGAAGACCACTCGTTTATATCATGGATTATCAGGAAGATAAGTTGCTTGGAGCAAACTTACACTACCTAAATCCAGACTATCGTGACGGAGTTGCACGAGGTCTCATAAATAAAGTTAGTGCAAGGTTACCAAAGAAGACACTACATCGTTATTTCTTTACAAACATAGGAGATATTTTCATAATTCCTCCAAGTGCTGATGAGTGGGCCAGTGTCGCAGAACTAGTAACTGAGAATTTCGTTAATAAATATGGTCGAAAGGTCGAATTACAAAAAGTTTGGGATAGCATTTAATGAGCCTCGGTAATTTCTATAAAAGCGTTGGTGTTTCTACATTCAATCCAGGAATATCCTTTAACTGGGATCCCACTAATGGAAATACAACAACAACATTAAAATGGAAGTCAGATGATATAAGTGATGCGAATAGGTCTGTGTTTGAAACATTGACTGCAGCACAAAGAGATGCAATATTAGCAGCAAATGATAATGCAACAGTTCCTGCAGCACAAGGAGTAAGAGCAACCCCAAGACTTAAATGGGAACTACGGCAATATAACACAGAATTATCAGGTGATAATGATACAGTTTTAGCTTATAATGGATTCTGGAATATTACTGGAAATGATTTCTTAACAGATCTAGGTTACGATATTGATATC